GGCCCCAAACGCGTTCACGCGGGGGATTGCCCCACGTGCGACGTGAATCGACCAGCCGAGCGTACTTCTGAAGCAGGGCGTTGATGTAGGTGTTGCTCAACGTGGTGTCATTTCGACCACTACACAGCACACCGGGGATGACGTACCTCAGGCCGTTGACGCTCCAACCGGCCATGGGGTAACACCGGCGCATGAGATGAATGACATTGGTACCATCAGGGGCAGGGGCGTCCAGCCCAATGTACCTCAAAAAGTCATAACACAACTCATGTGTGTACGGCGCTCTACTCATTTCAAAGGCTTTGAAATCCCCTTCGGACAAAAAATAGCCCCCGATCTGTTCAAGCTCGTACGCTTTGTCACCAAAAACATCCACAGAGCGACCACACCCAACAGTGATATCAGCATCGATGTCGAACGCGGTTTTGAGCACCTCCATGGCTGTCACGCAGGTTGGCCCGGTCAACACGTTGATGAACGGTGTCGACCCCTGGACCATGCGCGGCGGCTTTGGCTTGCTACTGTGGTCAGCAACATGCTCAGGTTGGCTCTTGATGTTGGCTTTGGTGCGGAAAATGTTGTTGTCAGCGGTGCCCTCCCACAAGTTCTGCAGGGCCTGCAAGAACTTGGTGGCAATCGCACGGGCATAGCGAAGAACCCAGTGGGGCACCGGCATTGCAGGGCGGTAAGGCACGTGCTCATGACCAAAGTAATGCGCATTAAACTGGCGCGCAAAACGCTGAACACGCTCCACCTCGTGGGGGTCGACAGGCAATTTCTCTTTCGCAGCGCGATTTGCAAAGGCTTGATGCTCATTGTTGGCGTTGCGGGAGTAAACGACCGGCAGACTTCCATTGAAAGTGGGGCCAGAGACAAACATATCAGGTTTCTTGACGTCACCGCTTATATCACCCTCAATCACGGCACGTGGATCTTGCCGCGGCAGAGGCGCTGAATAGTTTGCAGACATGACGTAAGTTTGAGGGTACGGACCGGGCAAATTGTTGTGGGCATGCTCGGGTGTGTAAGAACGTCCAGGTACGTTGTAACCTTTCTCAGGCGTGAAACCGTACCGGAAATCCATCGAGCGCCCGCGGAGTCAGCCGAAAAGAACGCGGAACGCGTCCAAAACGCTGGCACACACGGGGACACCCTCTTCATGCAAAGCCGGCTCACAAACACGCTTGTGAGACGCACACACGTTCTGCACCTTGCCGTTGACAATAGCATCACGACAAAAGTCTTTCACCTCACACAGTGCAGTCTTGGACGCGTTGCCCGGAAAAACACTGCACGTGACGTTGTGACCGATGTGAGATTTGCACACAGTCTGAACCAAAGGGTCAGCACCAGTGACAATGGCTTGCTCACAACGGTCTCCAGCAATGTGCGCGGCCATCTCGCGCACTTTTCGGTCCAAATCGTCAGCGCTGAAGGTGCACTTATCAGCGCCGCACAACGGGCCGCGACGTACCGTGATGGTGAGGCCGCTGAAGGGATTGGAAATCTCACCTTCAAACTTCCAGTACGCAACACCTGCAGATACCAGAGCGACGACAACACCAATCACAGCCG